CCCACGTATGTGGGGAATGTTACTTAAAAATCTCTTTCTTTGGAGAACAGTATAAACTTTCAACCCCCACGTATGTGGGGAATGTTACTTTGCTTTGCGCAAATTTGAATACACAACTGTACTTTCAACCCCCACGTATGTGGGGAATGTTACTGCCGGTAAGCTAACTTCAATAATATCAAGTTATTACGAGGGCACTTCCGCTGACCCTGGTTTTTAAAGAACAGAAATTTTTAAATTAAGACCACTTTTAATATAACTCACTGATTTTAAAGAAGCGCTAACACTCTTAGAAAAACATGTTAAATAAAGGTTAGCGTTATTTAATAAATATTTATCATGCCAAATCCAAAACCTTTACCACTTCCAATTCCTTTCTGTAGTGCATCCGTGAATTTTTTATCATCAAATACTTCAAGAAAACCTACAATAAAAACAGAATTCAAAGTAACTTTGGTCGAACCCTTCATAGAACATCGAGTTTTTTCGGGAATAATCTTAAACATCCCTTTTACACCAGCCCGTTCTAATTTTTCTTGCACCCAATTCTTAGAAACAGCCGGTAAAGCCACGCGTTTACCGTTGTCCTTAGATCTGTAAGAGGAGTTAAGGCGCAGAGTAAAAGGCAGTTGATCACCTATAACATAAGTACCTAATATTAATACGGACCCTTTAATAGCTGTATCACTAATAACAACTATTTTATAGTCGGAACGTTGAAACAATGCCCGCTGTTTACCAGAAAATAATTCTCGTATTTTTTGATGAACTTGATAGTCATCACCCTGCATTGGGGGTAATTTAGTCAGATACATACACACCCTCCTCTACTGGAACGGTGTCTAATTCAAGTAACTCAGACCAATCTTCAATATCCTCAATGTAAGCAAAACCACCCTCTAAAAATGTAGCTACTCCACTACCTTCATTGAGTTTACTGAACATTTCTTCTGGTATAGGTATAGCTATGGTGGCTGTTACTTTTGACATTCTTTCAATACCACGATTAACCAAAAGCCTGTTTAAATTACTACCAGTACCTTGATGAACAGAGCTTTGATCTTTAATTCCATCAATTAAATCAACAATTGATTGTTTACTCTGACTTTTACAGTACTGACAAAAATTAATTACAGAAGAATGATCTTTATTTTTATTAAGAATCTCAATAGCTTGCGGTCCTGTTATCTCTGAGGGTGCTCCTATTTCTTTAAGAGTACTAATCATCTCTTCATATAGGGATATTCCAAGAAATCTTTTTATTCTATCCCAATACATAAGCCCACCTTTTTTTAGGGTGATTTTACCATTCAAAAAATAGGCAACTTCTGATTTATTCCAAGAATTTTTTACTGATTTAATTTGTGTAGCAGCCTCTTCAAGTAAACAATTCTCTATTGAGACTCGTGCTTCTTTTGCTAAATTTTCATAAAAGGGGTCACCAATGATACCGGTTCTTCTGAGTGTCGGTACAGGCCGTTGACCACAGAATACCCTGAGTAAATTTGCGACATGCTTCACAGAGAAGGTAGTCGGATTTACTAAAAGATAAGGAGTTGCTTTTTTTGCTCTACCATACCGTCTCGTCTTTCCACTGTCATCATACATAAAATCTGATGAGCGGGAAATGCGGGGATCTTTATAAATCCCCGCTCCTTCCACTTTAATTATTAGAGCTTTCATAACTTACTCCTTCTGAGCTTCAGCTTCTTTTTTTGCCTTTTTTTCTTCAGCTTTTTTTGCTCTTTCTGCCTTCTTAGCCTCTGAAATTTCTTTCTTTCTCTTCTCCATTTCAGCATACAGAGCATCAGATTCTTCCTGAGATAATTCTGTATAAAATTGATGTACCATATCTCCAGAGAATTTCAAATCATTTACTGTTGATACAGTATGCCACCCTTCTTCAGAAGAGAATTTATCTTCAACAGGATCTTCCAGGAACTTGATTTTAAGCTCGGAAATTTCCGCCATCCCTCCACCGCCACGGACAATTCGAAATCCAAGAAGTTTCTTAAAAAATTCTTCTACAAGATTGGTACACTGTTCCCCATTCAGAAGAATGCCTTCTTCCGGTAAACCGTTTATACCTCTCACATAAAAACCCTTTTTAATCTCTCCTCCAATTACTTTTTCTAAGATAGTCTTATAATTATCAAAATAATCAGGATCCACTGCAAGTCTATCATATTTCTGTGATAGAGAAATAAATTGAAGCTCACAAAGATCAATAGCACCGGAAGATATATATTCTACATCTCCGACACTTTCTTTATAATGCATTGAAAGGCCACTACTCTCATCCAAATCCTTTTCACCCTTTGGGTCAGGGTCTTTAGGGCATGTTTGTGTTCCAATATCCATAGTAGGCATTTCACCACCAATTTGAATAGCATCAGTAACTATGATAGGTGATTTACGTTTAATTCCTCCACCTTTAATTTCAAACATATAACCTCTAAGGATACCCACCACTGATGCTATTAATTTTATTAATGCTTTAGGAGCATGGATAAGATCGGGGTTATGGAATGGCTGATCACCACTGAAGATTGCATTACGAATACAGGCCGAGGATATCTTAAGCTTCACATCATAAATAGACTTACCTTTTTCATCCTCTCCTATTTTTCTGATAAAATGTTTAGCAACTTTGTAATTATTATGTTTGAGAAATCTCCACCAATCGGGAATGACATTTTTAAGAATAAAACCATCTTCACTTGAACCATAATTCACGATACCTTTACCTTTAACTACAAACTTGAACATAATTGAACGTACTGACATATAACCTCCTAAAAAAGTTTAAATTTTTTAATTGCGTTTAACCAACCCTAAAACAGAATCATACTCACGAGAGATATCTGGTAAAGGAGTCTCAGGATCTCGGGCCCTTTTAAACCATTTATCTATGTCTTTTTTAAACCCTTTCTTTAACAATTTTTTATAAGTAGAATACCCCGCTTTAACTAAACCCTTAAGACATCTATCCATTTTAGATGACAGAAGTGCCGATGCCCTTTCCTCTTTAAGATATTCTCTATAGAGTTCAGGGCCTTCAGAAAAAGGCGGGTTACCTTCCTCATCAGCCGGCACCCATTCAGAAGTACCGCGTTTCTGTACTGTGAAAAAATAGGAACCTAACGGTTGTCGAAGATTACGGTGACCTTTTAATATTGGATCAGGTTCTACTTCTGGTAATCGTTTAGGATAATAACTGATCAAGCCTAATTGAGGGCATCTTATTGTACCTTCAAGACCTTTTTTATACATACCACGTAAAAAATTCTGGGTCTTTTCTCCGTGTTTAGCATAAAAGCTATTATAGATATCATAGAGTTCCGATAGAGTGATAAAGGCTCGCCCTTGAATAGATGCTGTAAGATACTCCATCCAAGTTTTTCTTAAATCTGAATCATACACGGTCTTTATTGCAGCACTCTCTGATTTATCAGCAATATCAAGAAACACGATTCGAGACCCTGTGAGCTCTCCCCACCTGTTTATCCGGCCAATACGCTGTAAGGTGGCTTCTGGTGAACAAACACTTTCAATTAAATCCAAAAAAGATATGTCCATTGCTGCCTGTACTACAGGAGCAGCTGATACGTTTTTACCGTCTTGTACTCCGGTTCCTCCTTTTTTAAATAATTTTTTGAATTTTTCCTCATTAATTCTTCGGTCTTCTCTTGTATATTTACTGTGGAGTAATAAATCATAATTCCCATTCTCATAAGTTTCCTGAGCATTTCGGATAGAATTATGTATCGTTAAAGTACCCCCACGACATAGTTCCGCTGATTTTGATATCCTTATTTCATATGGAATTAAATGAACCGGTTTATAATGTGATGTTTCATTTGGTAATTGCTGAGTTATTCTATTATCACAGTCCCACATTATATGCATATTTGTAGGTGTTGCACTTAGTAATAACGTATGACAAGAATTTGCCACGCGATGACGAGCACGCATATATGTGATCAAGGCAGCAAACATAGGAGCATCGGATACCAATTCATGAAATTCATCAAGGATAACATCTGAACCGAAAACCTGGAACAATCTTCCACCAATTTTATTATTTACCATTGGACTGAGAATGTTATCGATATTTGTGACAATTATATCTGTATTAAATTCCGTTCCATCATTCTCGGAAATATTAGAACTTATTCGATTACCTGTAAGATATAATTCTATACTGCAATTCAAATTAAACTTCTTGAGTTCTTCAAGGATATTTTCATAAACTGATTCTGCTACGATATTACGGGGGCATACCCATATAATCTGTCGGCCTCTACTTAACCCCCATAGAATACCTATCAATGTCTTACCAAACCCAGCAGGTGCCCGTATAATTGTTGTGGGGCTGTCAATATTTTTTATACAATCTTTTTGTAAATTGAACCGCTCTAAGTCATAATCTTGTGGGCATTCTACGCTACCCTGTTTTATTCCACCATTAAGAATAATATTTATTTCTTTTTCAGGATTCATACCTGATAAATCACTTTCAAAACAATGGGAAATATGCCGATCTGCGGACACCACACAGGATCTGACTGATAAATATTCAGCATTGGTAAGTTTTCTGCCACTCCCGTCTCTCACAAACATATCAGGAACAGGGCATTCCTCTAATGGTTCACCACATTTAAAATTTTGAGATAATTTTAACCAAACCTTCTCTAATCTCTGCATATCTTTTATAGAAACTTTTTGAAGAATTTCATCCCGGTCTGTATAATACCCAAAATCATCTTGCAAAGGTCTTCCGTGGTGCCAATAAATGGCATTTAGTGTGTGTGGTTGAGACATTTTTAACGCTACAAATGCCCATGAAACCTCATGATGAAAAGGAAAATCTGTTACTGATTCATCTAATTCAGACGATGTGATAAAATTTTGGAACCCAGATAAAACTTTACCTATATCGTGGAATGTTCCCGCCCATTTTGCGTAATCTTTCAATTTATCAGATAACCCTAAATAAGATGCCATGCTTTCTGCCAACAGACCTACTGCTCTACAGTGCTCTACTAAATCCTGTTTTTTATCCTTGTTAGCTAACATAAATTACCCTTTCTATGGGTTTTATTATACTGCCATGAACTGCTTTTCTTCAAAAAATCTACCTTCCATTTATATTATACATGTTTTTGATAAAAACTATTCAGTTTTCGAGAATATCTTTAAATAAATTTTGAATTATGGGTGTTACAGCTATTAAAAGAGGTTATTTAAATAGTTATTCTAATACCGTCTTTATTCAGAGAGTAACTTAAAGGAAAGACACCCATGGCTCGCAATTCATGAATAGCGAACGGGGCATATGAATTGCAGATGGTTACTGACTTTACATGCTCATAATGTTTGTAATGTAACTGCAACTGGTGGTATAAGTTGTACTTACTGATTTGACCTATTAAATCATGCTCACCACGCCCTCTCTTTACTTCAACCGGATAAATAGTGTCCTTACCCATATAAACCATGTCTACAGCTCCATAGGAGCCGCAGGAGTGCTCTATGTTATAGAGATAGATATCATCCTGCAGGATCTCTTTAAGCTGCCCTAATCCCTCTGTATGGATCCTACGGACAAGTTCCGGCTGTTTTATCCTTATATGGGATGTATTGAGCGGCCCTGAAGCAGTTTCGTCTATCCATTTATTCCGGGAGATATTGCCACTATCTATAGATGCTTTAATCTTCTTCAACTCGATTAACTGATATTCCCTTAAAGAATCAGGTTTGCCGTGGGTAGAGTAAGTATCTCGGATCATAGAAAAATACATCCGAGTTTTTTCGAGGTCACCTAATAAATAGGCATAATAGCAGGAGAAAAACAGAGTTTCTATCATATCTTATTTGGATTTTATTTAAAATATTTTTAAAGTTGCCATATTATATATAAATAAATCAATAGATTATTAGTAAAAAAATAAAAATAAATTTTAAAAAGCAACCCTAAAACTCGTATAATGTATATGGGAGCATTTATGGCGAAAGAGAGAATTTTTAATAAAACTCATTATGAAAGTGCATGGCGGTACTTGGATGCTCTACGTCCAGGAATATTTACCCCGGAGATGTTCAGGAGTGGTCAGGACCCTTCATATGAGAATTTCAGCGCCTACGCAATGGACTCTATAATCACTTTAGAAGAGCCTTCCCTAATTGCTAACTATTTAAATATCTTTTTTCATATTTATCATATGAAAAAGAGCTGTGAAAAAATTTATTATGTCACCCCAGAATTATCCGCACGGCTTGCTCAGACTTCAATAAATGTTGATTCATATTTCCTGAAGTCACCCTTCAGAGAAATCTACGTACAAATAGATCCCGGCCTATTCTATATCAATGATATTGGGGGTTTGAACGTTCCAGTACACGGGTTCTATGTTTATCTCCGTGACTTTGGAGAATATAAACAAATAAGAATCATGGCCTGTTCACTCCTTAAACCGACACCAGAAATACCTTTCAATGACGCAAATTTTTATTTCCACGTAGAAATCAACCCGGCGGGTAAACTACAGAGCCAGCTCAAAAAACATATTGAAACCAAAGTAGAACCAGAATTAAAAAACTTGAAAAGATATGATCTCGCCAATAATATTGATTACTTAGAGGATTTTACCGCCTTTGCCTTTAATGTCCTATTGTATATTACGAGCAAAAGACCTAATATAACAAATCTTGAACCGGCTAACTACAGTGAGAAGCTTAAAAATATTAAATCGGCTTCAAAGAGAAGAAAGATTGAAAAAAGAGCTGAAAAAGCGTCAACACACAGAATTATTGTCATAGGCGAAGATATTCAGGATAAAAACAATGATATGGAAAAAATCCGGGAAGCTGGAGGAATTGGCTTATGGAAATTAAAAAATAAAGTAAGGGTATCCGGCCACTGGCGTACTCAGTGGTACGGAAGTGAGAAAGATAACACACGACGCGCAGATCAAATATTCGTAGATGATTACACAAAAGGACCTGAATTCTCAGATATGGTCAGCTCAAAATTTATCGTTAAATAAGGTCTTATGGAACGGGGATAAAAGCCAGATGCATCAATCACAGAAGAAAATATTAGACGATATCGTGAAAAGACATCTCGATATCTTGGATGTTATCTACAAGGAGGAGCCCTCAAAAAAAAGTTCCAAGAAAGCGGCGCAAAATAAAAAAATCCTGAAGAAGCCAAAAGAACTGAAGAAGCCTAATTACAAACAGGGGAAATGTAGTTTTCCAGGATGTGACGCTATGTTTGAAAAGAAATCAGGAGTACAAAGGCACTGTCCCGAACATAAACACAAATATGTGCCCGTTGCAAAAAGGAAAAATTAAATCTTGTGAGGTGTAGAAACGTTTTGTTATGTGAGGCTCATTTTCGTGAATTAATGTTGAAACCAGATGATAGCAACCGATGACTTTTTTGACGCAACTGTAACTACAGGTTGTACAAGAAACTGTACTTGTTGTTCAACGCTCTGTAGCATAGTTATCATCAGCGTAACTACAGGAACAGGAAAATGGCCCCGGAACCTGGAGAAGGGAATCAAGAAAGAAATCAAGATACAGCAATATTCTTGAACATAAACCTTTAATCAAGAGGCGCACTCCTTATTCCATAAGTAGGTTGGATAGAAGAGGCCATCTGAGAAAGAAAGGTAAGAGATGAAAGAACCGAAAGTTAAAGAATTAACAAGAAGACAGATCCTGCAGAGACGATTAGCTAAAAAGAAAACTTATTCTAACTATCTTCGGAATCAACGGCTGAGACGAGCTGATCCGAATATTCGGCAAATCAGAGGAGGTGAAGTCATCAGCACTGGAGTGAGTATTGAAAGAAAAATTTAAAACTACTCATAGATTGAAAAAATCTTTCGTATATAATGAGGAAGAGATTTATAGAAAAGGAAGTCCTGTTTTTATACCAAAAGGAAATCAAGGCTTTCGATGTAATGTCTTTTTCTTAACTCCCACGGGTAGAATTCGATCGAACAGAGATCATGTCGTTCTTCTTTACTCAAAAACTTTCTTTAAACCTATAAAAAACTGGTTTGAGGTGGTCTGATGCCGTTCAATCACCGCACAAGAGAATACGTTTTTCATGACGGTTCTCGAATGACAGAATTTGAATACATGAAGCGTTGGATATTACAGCAGGCTAAATTGGAAGAGCAACGCAACAAAATTGTATTGGAAGAGAGACTAAAATGTATTCAGTCAAAAGAAATTATGAATGAATTATTGGGTGGTACAGCGCCAAGTATGGTTTATAGAAGATTGAAAGCAAGAAACATTTTATAAGGAAAAAAATGGAACGACAGATATTCGGTAAAGGAAAAGGTAAAGTAGGAAAAACACCTGCAGTTGCCCTTATAAACCCAAAATACTCACGAAATGTGAGCCAGGTTGTAAGGGCATGCAGCTGTTTTGGTATAGAACAATGCTGGTTCACCGGTGACCGGGTTGAAATGGAACTGGCCGGCAAAACCAGAATGCCCCGCGAAGAGCGGATGAAAGGGTACAGTAAAGTTGATATCATTCAGTTCGATTATTTCTTCGAGCAATTTCCGAATTGCACTCCTATAGGGATTGAAGTTATTGACGGTGCTGAAATGATGACCGAATTTGATCATCCCGAAAATGCCCTCTATGTTTTTGGCCCTGAAGATGGCTCCTTATCAAAGATAGCTCGCAGCTTTTGCCACAGATTTGTCTTTATACCCATGCAGCACTGCTCAAATCTTGCAGCTTCGGTTTACATCACTCTGTATGACAGGTATCTTAAAAGGGCCTTGAGTGGCCTTGAGAAACCCATGACAGTCGGGGAAGTGTTAGATGAACCCAGAGGCTGGAATCAATTTGAAGATCAGTACGGCAATAGTGGCAGTAACCACATAAGTGTCCCTTTAGATAAAATGTTAATGAATGGAATAGATAAAAAGGTATGAAAATATTTGATGCTTTACTTGAAAGCTGGTTCATGGGTAATATGAACCTTATTAATACTTCTCCAGAGTCTGCTTTTGATAAACTAAGAGCATTTGAAATTTTGGAAAAAGAAAAACTAAAATATCAAAAGGATTTTGAAGATGTGCTCAAAGTTCTCAAAACACCCGCCAAAGATTTACCGCTTCTCATTGGTAATGTGGAATATGAGGAAGCAAAAGAAATCCTTGAAGAAAGGTTAAAAGAATAATATGTGTAAAAATAGAGCTGAAGCTGAAGCACCCGCCGTCGTCCCAGAAATATATACAGGGGATGCTATAGAAAGCATACGGTTTTTTGGAAACAAAAGATATCCGGATTCTATTGGTATCCGTCTCAAAGATGGCAAATATATCGAAGTGGTACCAGTCCTTAATTCATCTCTGCGTAGTTTAGAATCACAGCTTGAACTTAAACGTGGAAGGTGGCTAAAGTAATGAAATGCCCCGTTTGCGGTAACGAAGAAATGGTACAGGATAAATTTGGTTATATTTCTCGAACATGGTTATTGAAGAGGGTATTTTTGAAAAGGAAGAGGAGGAATAGATGTATTACGCGTTAATGACAGGAGTAGGTGGGGGGTGTGATTATACAATTGGCTGCAATAAAGTTTTTAAAGAACTTAAGGCAACGGATCCTTTAGGTTTGATGAAAGAAGTTATTGAATTGTTTGATTATTATGGTGGTGAAGAAAGGGTTAAAGAAATAAAAGTTTTGACTGTATCTTCAATTGAACTTTTTGACTTGAATTCTCTAATACAATCAAGAAAAGAAGATGCACTACAAGAACAACGAGCAGAAAAAGAAAAAAAAGAAAAAAAAGAATATGAAAGATTAAAAGAAAAATTCAAAGAAGGTTAATATGAAGCTTTTTCATAAAACCCTATTGTATTACTCTGGTATATTTATATTTGTTTTATAACTCCAACAGTACCAATATAATTGCCCGGCACAAGTATGGCATTTTTATCCCCTATGATTAGGTTATCCCTGCTAAAATTTTTTCTCTAATTCTTTTTATGAGGCCCTCATCTAAAAGAGGGTGTTCTTTCTTAAAGACTTTCATTAAATAGTCCGTGGCTTCTTCAGCCTGCCCTCCATTATAATCAGGAAACATCTTAGGCATCCTTTTATATGCTGGATGCACAGTAAATCCTTTATAATAAAGCTCTGCCTGTTCTAAAAACTTCGCTACGACATCCTTTACTTTTTTCTTTTCCGTGAACTTCTTTACCGGGGCATATTCCTCTTTGAGAACGGCACTGGCTTCAATAAACCTTGCCACTACATTCAGGGCAGCTTTCCTGCCAGGTTTATTCCGAGGGGATTTTTTCCAGAAATGATTACCTCTCTCAGTATGGCTCTTCTGGTGCGGTCCACGTTCTCTTAATATAAGATTTGAAGGGGAGTTATCTGTTTTATCTCCATTTTTGTGGTCAACTTGTTCTTCTTCATGGAGAAATCTATTTAACTTTTGTTCCATTCTAGCTCGATGTAAGTATTTATAGCGCTTCTTTCTATCTCCCCTGATTTCACCAGAGGGGGGAATCGTACAACAATAATAATAGCCACCCTTTGTAGCCTTAATAATACTATCTTCATCAATTTCAAAAATTTTTTTCTTTGCCATGCCTTTAAGAAGAATATTAATAAATAATTAGGATTCATAATCAGGGATAAATTTCTGAGGGTCTTCTTTAGCTATAATTTTACGCTCCTTAACTTCCTTCGGTACCGGGAGGTTAGATAGCCATTGGGCTTCTTGAATAAAGATTGATCGTGAGCACCCCTGGCAGACAGGTACCGCACGAAAATTAATATTAAATACTGTTTTTGTCTCTATTTTACCACAAACCTTACACAATAGATATTTATTTTCCACAAGTACCGCCTATTTCTTTTCGATAAAAGCTATCATATCTCTTTCATCTTCAATTCTAAAAATTTTGATCTCTATTATATGCTGGTTTAAGTAAGTCATCTCCTCCTCAGTCATATACGGCGACGCTATTCTCTCCGTATTTTTAAAATCGTCTAATATTTTTGTAGTGTTATCGCTGAAATTGGTAAAATCCTTCAGACCCCATCCTTCCTTGGTACGGTTAGGTAAACAAAGATCCTCTATAACATAAGTACCCTTTGATTTAACATGAGGAAATAGAAAGCCCAGACTTACCTGCTGGTGCTCCTGGAAATGTAGCCCATCATCTATTATTATATCGAAATTACCACTATATTCCTCAATAAACTTTTTCAAATGCTCCCTATTGCTCTGGTCACCCATAAATGTCTTCAACCGGTCATTTTCTAAATTTTTTACTGACTCGGGCGTGACATTGAAGCCTTCAATACTGCAGTCATCAATACCAAAAATTAAACCCTGAGAAAAGTAGTCGTGCCACATGCGCAATGAGGCACCTTGAAAAATACCTATTTCTAATAACCTGATTTTTTCATTTCTAAAAGGGCGATAATACTCTTCATAAATTTGAGTGAATTTATGTTTTGTCGCTTTATCAGTTTTACATCGAGTACCTATTTCCGTCAACGTCTCCATACTGTCCTTTATAAAAAAGGTGCCCCTTAGGACACCTTCTCTGCTTTTAAGATATGGTTCACATAAATCCTGTGTGAAAGTTTATTTTCATCATAGGGAAATTTAAACCTGACAAAATCCCGCTTATTCCTTCTCGGTATGAAAGGCTCCCGAATCAATTTCAGACCGGACTCTTTAGGAGTCCTGCCTTTTTTGATATTAATGTTACAGTGCCGGCATGAACATACACAGTTCATGAAGGAGTTCTCACCGCCCCTTGACTTAGGCAGTATATGATCCATAGTCCTTTCATCAGATTTACATTTATATTTATACTTCTGATTAAACTCATCAAAATGGAAATATTGACATATGTTATCATCACGATCAAAGACCGCTTCTTTACTGAAACCAATCTCTTCTGTCTTGGGATGAAATCCTACAAACTCCAATAGCCGTACAACTAACGGTCGCCTGATCTTAAATGTTGAAATAGCCTTATCAACCGGCATCGTCTGATACCCATAATCAACATAGGGCTGGTTTCCGTCATGCGATACAACGACATGGATTTTTTCCTTTACTAACCATCTCCAGAACTTTTCAATACCGACTTCCGTAAGGTACTGGAAGTCTCTTGTTAAAACAACTATCGAAGCCATAGATTCATCCTCCTTTCATTTTTATACACTTACCGTTCGAGTGTCGTATTGCAAATAATTTGTGTTGTGTAGTGTTTCCATAGTACACTCCTTCTTTTTAAATATGAGTTTTCCGGCCTTTAAATCTTTACGGATATGATAATGCTTACCTTTCTGAAGAATCATATCCTTTACGACTTTTACGCGGCCTTCTATTATTACATCGTCCCACGGGTTTTTCATTATTTCCACAAATCCTCTCGATTATATCTGTATTCATATGGCGTCGATAAATTCAAAAATAGATATTTCTTTTTAGGGCATTTTGCACATTGATAGACTACACGTTGAGAAGGAAGTTCTGCGCCGCCCGAGCCAAATAAAATGCCCTTTATTTGCTGTGTCCCACATTCAATCCACGTATGTACAATATGCTTATCTCTCAGCCATTTAATTAATTTTTCCATAATTTTGGTATCCCTTTACATTCAATTTTATATGGTGTCCCTTGGTCTGGACAAAAGATCACTTCATAACCTGTTGAAGTGGAAGTCCTACTCCAATTAGGAGTATAACCTATTGTATCCACATTGTTGTTCCTTTTCCTTTATAATACTCTGATATTATGAAGTCAGTGTTACATAATCCCGTGAACAGAAATTCCTCTATCAATTCCGGGCTAATCTCAACTTTCTTTCCATTTTCATACCATTCTATTTCCTTGAGATTTAGGGTATTAATTCTAAATCTCTCTGCCTGTATCTTCAGTACATGCTCAATATCTACTCTCATATCAGTTATTTATCTCCCGTTCTAAAACTCTCGTACTTTCTCCTACGTTAAACCAAAAGAATATTTTTCCACCTTCTATAATAAAGCAATCATCAAGGGATTCTTTTCTTCCACATGGAGTTATTTCACCATGCATATATACTGCCTCTCTCCTCAGTTCTTCTTTTAAATTTTCCATAATAATCCTTTAACAGGTTGAATTCTCCGATTAGACCCTAAAAACTATAAATAATCCTATTACAAGATTATTATAAAAATGGTACACCCGCAGGGACTCGAACCCCAAACGTCCGCCTTAGAAGGGCGGTGCTCTCTCCAGTTGAGCTACGGGTGCGTTTTTCATATATATTCTACTTTTCTCTTTGATTTCTTTAGTACTAAATAGTATGAATGAAATTTCCGTGCATGCTTTTGATTTCTCTGCCAGTCAGCTACTATTCTGTTCTTAGCTAACAGAACAAATAAATCTTTTACATAAAACCCTATTCTCACTGCTTCATTTATTATAAATACATGGCTAAAGTACTGTTTACCGCCACTTACCTTGTCTTGACTCCTACATATTAGGATACCTTCGTTCTGTAATACCCTGTAGAGCTCTTGCAGCGCTCTTGAATAGAAACTATGGAGTTCTTTTTCATTAGGATATAATCCGAACCTCTTTACTATGATATTATTTTCATCTTCTGCGTCCGTTCTGCCTGAAGTAGCTAAAAAAGGAGGATCAAACATTATTGTTTCCATAGAGCCGTCACGTAGAGGTAAAGATTCTACGTCGGCTTGGATTACCCCCTCTGCTTGAGGATATATATCCATTTTAATAATAGGCTCAGGTACATCCTTCTTATAGAAATTCCCCCTGCTGTAAGTAGGGTCTAATGATATATTGCCCTTACAGTGTAATTTTATAATATTACTTATTATCTCATCACTTGAGTATGATATTGATTTAATTATAGTCATATCAAAGATTTATATGCGGTAGAAAGGAATTGAACCTTCACGCCCAGAGGACAATAGTTCTTGAAACTATCGCGTATACCATTTCGCCACTACCGCTTAACTTTCTTTATAAACTTGGATACCCCATATGCCTTCTTGAACAATATGGGGATTACCTGCAGCTTTAATTGCTGGCGTGACAGTAACACCGTTTTCACGGATCCTGAAAATATCTCCAGGTTTTAAATATGACATTTCAATTTGTTTCCAGCCATCTTCGGTGTCAATCTCTACTACTCTGTTTTTATCCTCAGATCGGCCGAGTTTAAAAGGAATAGTAGCAATAACAGCCGCAGCTGCTGTCGTTTTTAAAAAGTTTCTTCTATTCATCTGATTTCCTCTATGTTTCCTGTGAAACATCTGTATCTATCTCAGCTCTTGCAACACCTTATTAGAGCACCTGAATTTTACGATATCAATAATTTATGCGGTAGAAAGGAGTCGAACCTTCACGCCCAAAGGACAATAGTTCTTAAAACTATCGCGTATACCATTTCGCCACTACCGCTTAAGTTTTTTAATGGTAGCCGAGGAGGAAATTGAATCCCCACACCTTTCGATACATGGTCCTAGACCATGCGCGTCTACCTATTTCGCCACTCGGCCTTATTCATATATAATATAAAAATTAAAGATGCATGTATTATTTAGTTTATGATAACTTCACTTCAAAATGTATGTAACAAGTCCCTTTGTCTGAATCTGCATATGACCAGTTAATCTTCAAATATCTCACATCTTTTTTAAGATGCTCTTTCAACATTTTTTTGATGATCTTTAGATAGTCATCTTCATCAAAAATATCCGGAAATTCGTCTGAGGGTACGACAAAATTGAAATTCAAAGACCCTTTTTCCTGTTCCTTGCTTTTAAGGGTGCCTTCTGTAGAGAGTTCGGATTCTCTACGCTTTGGAGCGATTTCGGAAAGAAATTCCTTTATCGCTTTTACTATTTTAACGTCTGCCACTTTCATATTTCCTCCTTACAGGAATATTCGCCTGAAAGTCACCCGGTTTCCCGGGACGAGGCGATGGTGAACATGCATCTCTAATCTTTTTTGTCCTCCTTTATTTCTTTAAAATTTATCTGCTTCTTTCCTGAACCCTGAAAGGGATGTTATCCAAAGTAAAAAGTAACCCCTCATTCAGATCCCTGACTTCATCCGTCAGATTCTTTGAAACCTTCAAATAGTAACCATGATTCAGCCAATCTTCATAAGATGTACTTCCCCGCGTCTTATTACATCTCCGGCAGGAAGTTACCAGGTTCTCTTCAATGCTCGGTCCACCTACTTCCCACAGAACCAAATGGTCTACAGTCATTGGAAGTCCGTCTTTCCCGCAGTACCTGCATTGATAACCGTCCCGTTTAAAAACTCTCCATGAGAGTCCCTGCTCAATCCTACGGGTTGCCTTCCGTACGAGAGCTTTGACGAGCTTTCCATCGGTAGCTTTCTGCAAGACTTCGATTTCCATCAGGTCAGTCTGCCTTAAGACCTTCTTCCAGTCATCTGTATTCAGATCGAGGGCGCAGAATTCATCGTTGATGTCTGCATCATCCGGAAGAAGACAGATAAAGTTTTTCCCTTTCCCTGAGAAAATGACACCCCCGATCTGAATGGTATGTCCGAACTCAAGGAGTTCCATGTCTTCAAATTTAAATTTTTCCATCCTTACCTCCCGATTTTATTTAGATTTTATTTATTTTCCAGAAAAACATTTTCTCAGATCAATCTCCACATTACGGAGACCCATTAATAATTTACCCAGCCTATTTTCACCCACACCTTTACAGACACCCCAAAAGACATCCCCCCATGAATTTTTTTCTATTAACTCGGCATTCCCGGTAGCAACGAGCTTGTCCATTAAGTGAATATCTGAGAACTTAGATATTAAGATACTGTGCATGATATCAACTCTTACTTCATCCCAATCATAACGACAGTCTATCATATTGCCGCATCTTTTCGCTTCACCCGGCTTTTCTAACTTTGCGAAGTAACGCCAAATGCGCTCATCATTGCTCTTTGCTGCCTGGTACGCATGCTCTGCCGTAGGGAATCCAATTCCTTTGTAGACGGTTTTCGCAAACCAGAAATTTGAGAGAAATCGATATTCACCGCGAAAGCTGTCGATTTTATTTCTGCTGTTTTCCATTCTGATTCAGATCTTTCAATAACAGGTATTTCAATAGGTTCTTCATCATATTCTGAAAGAGGAGGCATTGTCCTGATACCACACCACTGGCATCCTTCATCATAACAGAGAAGACATTTAAACTGCTTGTCTTTAGAGATAAGAATTTTGTACCGGTTTATTTTAATCCTCTTCTCTTGAAAAATCTGACCATCCGAATCTTTCTCCACAGGCATCACACTTGCCTACATTGGCGTTCCACGTTGGCTGCACCATTCCTTTACACTTCTTTTTCGGACAGGGTTTTGCTCTGTCATTATAACCTTCCATAGTGAATGGACTTCTTTTTTTAGGCATTACTTTTTCTTTACTCATTTACTAATTACCTTCCAGAACTCTTCCTCGTAAAAGTCATCGTCTTTGTATTTTACATTAACTTGCCATTTATAATCACAGATATCCCACGGGTCATAAAATCTTCTATAAGCTTTCCCATCGGGAACATCCTTTGTTCTCCGGTCCTCCTGTTAGCCTGATTCTTACGATACTGTTTTGTCTTGGATCCTTTATAACCATCGGTTATCCAGGGCTTTCTGTACGATCTGCTCATACTATAACTCCTTTAGAGACCTCCTTTGTTAAGGTTAAACTGGCAATTATGTACATATACCTTTGTATAATAAAAGTCCTGATGAAATTCCTAATATTTCAGGAAATATTGTTTTATTTAAAGATAGAATTATTTCTGCGCTTTGATAAGGATGATTTGACGGCAATATAAAAAAAGCCGTTACAAATAAGAACAGTATAAAAACTGCAGGTAAAATGCTGAGAACTTTTAAAATAATTCTTCCCATTTATCTCCCATATAGAGGTTAAAATTGGTGGCAATGGTGAGATTTGAACTCACGACCAACTGATTATGATTCAGCTGCGCTGCCGGGCTGCGCCACATTGCCACAATGATTTTATGTATATCCTTCATTATCTTTCATATAGGACTTTTTAGTAGTAGGGACTAATTCTTTATTACTGAGACCTTCCCTATCTGATACTGTGATTAATTTGCCGTCTTTTCTTTTACAGCCTACTCCCCACCTACCGGCGTCTTTCCAATAGGTATAACCCGTATATTCGTTGTAATCACTTAATCTTAAAGTAGTACCTCCTTCTCCAAGACAGACGTATTTCGGTAATTCAGCAATACTCTCTAAGATTACTTTTTTTACAACAAGTTTTAATTCCACTATTTCATCAGATTCATCAGGTTTTAAACCTTCTGCATAGAAATGTCCCTTTGTAGGTATGCTGTCATCACTTCCAGATAATACTCCATGAATATTTTTACCGTGCTGCCCGTTTCCCATTAACCCCTTTCGACGGATGCCGTACCATTTTACTTGCCTAAAACCATAAATTCCCATACATTACCTCCTTATAATATATGGTACGAAACTTACAGGGTATTATTAAAGAAAAAAATGGCGGAGGACACGAGACTCGAACTCGCAAGGCGTTTCCACCCGATCGCTTTCCAAGCGATTCCCTGACCAATTCGGATATCCTCCAGCAAGACATATTAAGGAGTCTTTTCGTACATTTTTATGAAATCTTTTCCATATTTACTGACTACGTAATTATAGATATTTTTAAACTCTGGCCACATCAGCACAATTAACTTCTCTTGGAATTGGTCTATCTTCGCTTTTGTTTGTGGAGTCATCCATCCTTTTATCTCAAGAAAAATTCCATTAGATAGGGTATAATCAGGTATCCATTTTCTAAGTTTATTTTTAAAATAATAATCAAATCTTTTATTATTTCTTTTAAATTTTATATTAAAATCCTTGGCATAAATTATCCAAGCTAATTCCCAACTACTATCACACCATATACCTTTATACCACCCTTTTTTCCCTCTACCTGCACCTCTTTTATAACCACCGTAATTACCGTATTTATTTAACTTAGCAATTTTTGATAGTTTTAATTTTCTCTCTTTTTCTTTTTCCATTGTTAAAGCTCTTCCTTTACAATTTTTCTTTAAGTTTTTTATAAAATTTTTATAACCTTCTTCTGTCATCCAATCTTTTGGAGATAATCCTGGATTAGTGCCCTTTCTTCCTTTAACATTTATATATTTAAAAGGTACATCTTTTCTTTTTTTAGGACTCTTTTAGCACCATTGTAAATGAGAGGCTATTACCTTAACATTGTCAGATTTTCTTGTACAGTATTTACATTTATACATACACATATTATATCATAATATATTCAAGAATGTCAAAAAGCGTAATTTATGGCG